TTGGAACTTGTAGATTAAATAATATTCATAATCATAATGGATTAAATAATCTTATTAATTATTCTCATTCAACAAAAGAAGTTATACAATTTATTAATTTTTTGAAAGGTGAATTAAGTATTCCCAATCCATATAATAAATTATGTTTTAGAACTGCTATATGTGATAATAAATTTATAGATTATAATGATACATATAATAAACTTTTTATTAATACTGATATTTTTATCATAGAAATATGTTCTAATAAAAAATATATCCATAATGGTTTTTTTTTACATCATTTATGCGTTGATAAAAGATTTAGTGGTTATAATAAGAATACTCCTCATGAAATTTTAAATAATTTTATAATTGAAAAACAAAGTGATGAAGAAATAGAAAATGATATTTTAGAAATACAAAAAATGTTATATCCTAAAAAAATTATTATTGTTTCACATTATAATTCAAAACAAAATGGCGAATATATAAATTCAAGAAATAATTTGATAAATTTATTGGATAGAATTTGTAAAAAATATGATATTCCCTTTATTAATCCTACAATTATATTAGCTAATTATACTCAAGAACAGGTTATATCAAGTGATTTAGGACATTATACTGATTTTGGAATTAATGAATTTTCTAATTATATAAATAATTTTTTAAAATCGGCGTTTTAAATGTCTAAAGGTAAAAATATTTAGAGAGACATTCATAAATAAACTATACAATACAAATAATACAACGATGCAGATTTTTGTAAAGACGCTTACTGGAAAAACAATTACTCTAGAAGTAGAGTCGAACGACACCATTGCCTCACTCAAGGTAAAAATTCAAGACAAGGAGGGCATTCCGCCCGACCAACAGCGATTAATTTATGCAGGCAAACAGCTGGAAGATGATCGAACGTTGGCTGACTACAACGTGCAAAAAGAGAGCACACTGCATCTTGTGCTTCGGCTTCGCGGAGGTAGGGTAAAATAAATTATATATTCAAAGATACTTAAAGATGTGTCGCTAGTAATGTTAAGAAAGGCAATTAAGCAATTCAACAAGCATACAATGGCAACAACGGCAGTGAGTGGACAAAAGATGGCGGGATGTGTAAAGTGGTTTAATATGAAGACTGGTTTTGGTTTTTTGACTGTAGTTCGCGGTGGTGGTAGTGGCGAGCTAAAGGTTGGAAGCGAGGTTTTCGTGCATCATTCAAATGTCAAAGTTCAGGAGGAGCAATACAGGTTCTTGGTTCAAGGTGAGTACGTGGAGTTTGATGTGTCGAATGTTGCAAACGGTCAGCATTCTTGCCAGGCGACGAATGTCACGGGCATGTTTGGCGGCAAGTTGATGTGCGAGACGCGTAATGATGCGCGCCAGTCGTCTTCGTCGCAACAGCAGGGTGGTCGCGGTAACGATGAAGAGGAGAGTGACGGTGACGCATATGTGCCGGTTTTGAGGAGGACGGCGTCATCTGCTGCTCCCACAACTTCTGCCCAATCATCATCGTCGTTCAGGTCGCGCGGCGGTGATGACGCACCTCGCACTCGTGGTCGCGGTGGCGCTGGTCACAGGTAACTAAACAATCAAACATTTGATTAATAAAAGGAATAAAATATGAATTTAGAATAATGATTTAGAATTTAAATTATTATTTATATTAAATATAATCAAATACTTATTTGGAAGATGGATAATAGTGTTGAAATGGAATCAGCGGAAACATTCGAAATGGGTTGTGAGGAGACGAGGTTATCAAAGCTGAGAGTAGACGTTATTGGCGTGATGTGCAACGTGTTGAATTATATGACTTTGTCGTCATACGAATATTATTACACGCAATACCATCAAGAGTGTCGAAATGAAATGAATGCCATTTATGACAATGGAGCAAATTCAATTACTGTTGAAAGTTGTAAACATTTTTACGAGTGTTTGAAACGGCTGGAGAGCGTAACAGACACGGATGACCCCGATTATTATGAATACAGAAGAAAAATGAGACGATTTATAATATCGTTGGCATCGATTAGAAAATAATCATAAAATTATTTATTTGCTTTTACTTTTTTATTTGCTAGCAAGTATGCTTTTTTAGTGTGACTGCATCCACTTTTTAAAATGTCGTAGTCAACAACGGATGCATTTCCGCCGGTAATGGAGCTTGCCAAACGAGCTAAACCCCAAGACTGCGGCGTTTGGTTGGGTCGTGAACCGGAGGAATAATATGCACCTTCACCCTTACGCACGATTTTTTTAAGCGCGTTTAAAGAGCATCCGGTTTTACGTGCGAGTTCATTATTTGGAGTAACGTTGTCAACGTTGTAAATTCGTTTGGCATTTTCTATATGAGACGATTTCTTGCTTTTGAAAGAGGGAACATTCTTCCGAGTGTAGTATTTGTTGCTCTTGTATAATTTTCGCGATTTTAGAAGCATTCCAAGTTGGCGTTTTTTATCCTTGCTTGATAATTGTTTTGGCATGTAACGCGCAGGAAGGGATGTTTGCCCATATTTTTTGGTTTTTCGAAGGCGCATCAGTGGTATTTCTATATTGTATTATATTTTATTTTATAGAGAGAAGAGAGAATAATAATATTATTATAAAATATATAAAATTTTAATATAAAATATCAAAATATTAAATAGTAATTATGTTTACACATATGAAAAGTGTACTATTTACAATAGTAATATTGTGTGTAACCGGATACATATGTAAAGTATATGAAAAAACAACCAACGATTTATCATTACATGTGTTGTCGAATGCAGAGATAAATCCAAAAATGTTTTATTTTATTACACCTATATTTTTTTGGCTAGCATCCAAGTCATTTCTTTTCAAGAATGCAAATGGACCATTATTGTCACATGTAAAATCATTATTTTATAATCTTGATAAGCCGGATTTTTTTAAGAAAGTAGTTCCTTTTACATCTCTTATAGCGCTTGCAACAAGTAGTTTGCTTACAGTATATGCAGGTGGCGCACTTGGATACGAAGCAGTTGTTGTAAGTATATCAATATTTTTATTATTATTTGCAAGTGATTACTTTAAAAATATGATTGAACAAATTAATATTGAAAATTTACTTTACATGGGCTATATTTTTGGATTTACTTTTACATTCAAAACACCGATTTCTTCGGTTATTTTAGCGATAGAAAAATCAATAGTAGGACATTCACATAACACGTTTACAAATGTACTGTATGCATGCATAGCAATCGTTGTTGCTATGATTTATGTGGGTGATAATGATAAAGGTAAAATGTTTCCTGATGCAACGCCACAAAAATATGAACTAGAAATCGGTAGTATTTTGAAATATAGTGTTTTAGCAGTAATATGTGGTATATTTTCATGTGTATTTTTTAAAACTACATACAAGATGTATGATGAAGTGAAAAAACTTGTTCTTAATAGCACTGTTATGTTCAACATAATACCAGTATTATTTGGGTTGTGTGTAGCTTTTATTATAAATACAACAGGAAGTGTTTCGGTTAATGGTGATAAAAAACATGTAAATGACATGTTTAGTAACAACCATGTATACAATTATAAAAATACAATAGGACACATGATCAACACATTTTTAACATTTATATCAGGATGTTCGGGTGGTCTCATAATACCATCGATATCAATCGGTAGTTATATTGGATTTTTATACAACAAAATGATAGACCTTCCTTTATTGCAAACGTTGATTATTGGAATGACGTGTGTATTCAGTGCATTTTTTGGATATCCCGTTACTGCTTCATTAATTATTCAAAATATATTAAATCAACATGTTGAAATATTACCGTTACTGATTGCAATGTCATATATTTCTTTATATTCTTCCAAGTATTTTGATAGGGTAGTTTTTCGAGAATAGAGTTGATTAGAAGAACCACCACCCGCCTCGCTGATGATGTCTATTCTTGTGGTGGTTGAAATACATGGGTTGCGTATTTCCCCACCAACCGCTTCCCCACCAACTGCTTCCGCTGCCATAGCGCCAGTCCCGACTTCCACGACTACCGTCATAGTGCCGACTTCCACGACCATGAGGATGCCCTCGCCCTCCGTGCCCTTCATGAGTTTCAATAATAGTGGGATTTTGTCTAATATACATAAATGTAACCAACACAATAAACGCAACAATGGCTAAAGGATAAAATAACTTTGACATTAAATTTTTTATATTTTTTATATTTTTATAATATTATAACATAAAAAAAAACAAACAACGGTAGTAATATGCTGGTCGAATTTATATTTATAGCGACTCCTTGTTGAAGAAAATTTGTCGAAATTGTGTCATTTCTTTGTCTGTAAATATGCTTGACAAAAAGTCATTTGGCGTTTTGGTTTCTTTTAAAAGATTAGTAATCATAAAGAGCGAATATATTCCGCACTCCGTATTGCTTTTTTGGTGTTGTTTATTATTTACAATGTATTTGAAGTTTATTCCAATTTCTTTTCCTTGTTTCATTATTTTCTTGGCAAATTTATTTATTTCTTTGGATGGCGGGTCACCGGTGCTATCGAAGAAGAAGATGAATTGTTGTTTAATGTTGATGAAGAGAGATATCCAGTGCGAGCCGGATAAATAGTGAGGGTCGGTGTTGAAAATGATTCCAATTTTATTTTTATTATTGGCTGGATTAAAGTATGTTTTTATGTCGAAATTGCACAATTCTTCGTAAACGCACGACGGCTCGCCCTTTGGGGTTTTGTCGAAATCGATAGGCGACGGACCAATGAATTCAAAAAAAGAAAATGCGTCCTCGTATTGTTTCATAACTTTTGTAATGTCAACACTGGACAGCCACTCGTGTGGATTTTTATTCCACGTTTTCGGACTTTCGGGTGCAAAGTAATTGAATAAATCTTTTGTTGC